ATAACCAACTTCTGTAGCTTTTGCTATCATATTGAAACCCATAATGTAATTAGAGTCTTCAATAATGATGTTTTTAATGTGGGTTGCTTTCTCAGAGATAGTCTTGAGCAATCGAGTGATTTCAATAGCATCATCTACCTCTTTGTAATTCTTGTTTTCTGCATTATACAACTTCTCTGCTCCTTTGAAGGGTAATTCCTTTTTAGCAACATTGATGATGTACGTTTCCTTTGGATCTAAGTGTTTGATAGACGTTGATTTACCTGTACCAGTTGGACCAACAATACCAATTAATTTGCTTGCCATGTTTTATTTAGTTATTTGTTTCCTACAAAGATAAACTAATTTCCTGAGATTTCAAAATATTTTTTACAGGTTTTAGTAAGTCTGGATTAGCAATAATTTCTTCATAATACTTATCTGCATCAGCTTTAGAAACAAACCATTTAATAGCTGAACCATCATTTCTAACTACATACATTGTACCACTTCCTGGAGTGATTTCTTCTAATAATTCTAACATCATAAGTATTTAATTTTTGATTTATCAAAGAACTCAAGAGCTTTCTTGAGCCATTTTAATTCCACTTCCTCATTAGAAGATATGATGTATATATGGGCTTTCTTGTCTGGAGTGTTGTATTCCATAGCCATACATCTATTAATCTTTTGAGCAAGGTTTTCTGCATTACTATCAAAGTAATTGATAATCACCTTGTTAAGTGGTTTGTAAGTTACACCTGTGTTACCTATCTTAACAACAGCCAAATGATTCCCTTTACCTGCAGCAAAATCTGTAAAGATTTCTTTCTCTGTAGATTTACTGTGATATGAAGGAATACCAAGTGTGTCTGCTATTTTAGTAACACCACAAAATACCAAGATTCTATCTTGCTTATATTTAGCTAAGATTTCTCTTGTCTTCTCCATTTTAGATATGCTATTCTGTATGATTCTCATTCTAGCTAGACGTAGGAACATTGTTGCTTTTCCTTGTCTTTCTAGCTGGTCAATCACCCAGGCATAGCTATCAAATTGTTTCTTCTCTGTACGCTTCTTCCCTTTATAATCGTTAATACGCTTATCATCCAAAGGAACCTTTATTACAGTGATTTCATAGTCTGTAATAACTCCTTCTGCAATAGCTTGTTCTATTGGATAGGTAGCTAATACATTCAGTCCAAGCTCCTCATTGAGGGTCCTTTCTGTATCACTGGCTAATGTTCCTGTAAGACCAAGCACACTTATGCATTTTAGCTCCTTTACAGCCTCTATTTGTGCTTCTGACAGCAAATGTATCTCATCTAATATTACTAGATCAAATACACCCCCTGTGTGCTTTTTAATAGATAGATGCGTAGTGTACGTTATATGGGGATTCTTGTATTTTCTAGTCTTGAAATCAGCTTCCCAAGCCTCCTTAATCTTAAGATCTGGATAGGCTATCAGGATGTTGATATCTTTGTCTAGTTTCTCTAATATGTTGATAGTTGTATAGATCTTTCCAAATCTAGGACATAAGTTTAGAATACCAAACTCTCCATGTTTTAGGAACACCTCAGCAAACTCTTGTTGCCTCTTATCCCTTAGGGAAATAGAAGTCTTTTTCTCTTTTGCCATGTGATATAATTGTTGTTATTGACCAAAATAACCATTCCATATTAACAGCCACATATGGGTCCTTTTTATTAATGCTGTTTAAAATGCTTACTGTTGGTAATAACACAATCTGCCACCAACTATCTTTTTTACTGGGTAATGTATTAAAGGGTTTAATTGTAATGTCCATATTTTATTTGTTTAGGAAAAATGATTTATTCACCACTGCTGTATAATCCGCTTCTGTAATATCTTTCACTCTAGGCAGCTCTTTGAACATACCAATGCTTCCTAAGAAGCCTAAGCCTATTCTAACATCATCTTCACCATAGCTATTCTTAATTAGCCTGAGAGATCTAAAATACTTAGCACCATATCCATCTTTTAGTTTATCTAATTCATAGCCTGATGGATCAGCCACTTTATATCTCATTGGATCAAACAATCCTAGTACAACATCAGCATCATTCTGCGTGCTTGAACTCTCTGCAAAGTCTTCTAGTTGTGGTTCTACATCACCACTCTTTAATCTTGCCATGTTAGAAATGCTCCTATTGAACTGACTAACAACAACAGGACTATATCCATAGAAGTCTCTAGCATATCTGAGCTCATCACTCATCTTATCAATAGCATCTTTCTTTGTAGGCTGGGCTTGTGTAGTTTTTAATAAGCCTATATGATCGATAACAACCATAGTGATTTCATTTTCATTTGTGGGGAAATACCGCTTATTGTATTCATCCAATTGTTCAATGTGTCCATTCTGTAAGGCATGCACCTTTAATTCTTTAGCTATACCTACAGCATTCTCTGGACCATCAATAATTGTAATCACTTCGCTCATCTCTCCTATATAGTCTTCATACATTAGAAATAGATCATGTTCATCTTTGGTCATTCTATCATTCCAGCCCAACAGTTTGTTAACTGTGATAGTTACACCATGATCGATGAATATTCTTCTACCTACCCATTTAGCCATCTTATAGGTTCTACTTCTCTCCATGGATCTGTATATAATCCTTAGCTTGATGTTTGTCTTATTTGCTTTGCTTATATACCAATCAAATGGATTAAGCACGTATGCATCATCAATAAAGCTAGTCTTACCAGAACCAGTGAGACCACCTATAAGCGTATATATGGACTTTCTAATACCAATATATCTATTAAGTCTATCAAACCCCATAGGTATACCACCATTCCTACCCTCTAAGCCTGCCTGTACCTGTTTTTTTAAGTCTTCAAAACTCATATATCTGTACCTCCATTTGTAGGTGCTTTATCTTCCACAGTATAGCCCTCTTTTAAGAGCTCTATAAATGGTTCAAAAGAACGCTGGTTTAAATAAGTGAGACTATTCTGCATGTATGTTAGCTTATTAGTCCCTGTCTTCACAGAATTCTCTTTCTTTTGTAACACATCTAGATTCAATGAATCTATTAGGTCTTTTGCTGTATATTCTCCTTCCTCTAATATCTTATCAAATTTCAACTGACAGTCTTCCTTGGTTCTCTTCAATGTTCTACCACCTGAGAACTTCTTCCCTTTGTGTGTAAATGAATCTGTACCTGGAAAAGCTTTCCACCACTCTTCAAACTCTGATGTGATGTCCACCTTCTTTTGTATCCTCACAGTTGGTTCTTTGATGTTAATAAATTTTAGAAGCTCTTTACCTGTGAGCGTTAGTCCCTTTTCTGTTATCAATCCTTTCCTAACTAACGTCTGATAAAGAGCTTCTATCTTAATGTTATCAGTTCGTAATGCACGAACATCATAATCCTCTTCTATAAGCTTTAATAGGAATACAACATCTAGATTGTATCCTTTCTTAAGTAGTTCCTCAAAATGGAAGTACGTTATGTCTAACTTCATCTTTCTCTAAGATTTTATCTGTATCTACAATTATTATAGCTGCAGGCTTTCTAAACTTGTTTATCTCCTTCTGGATTTGTTTATCAAGCTCATAGCTCTCCTCTTGCAAATATACTAAATCTTTAAGAAATTCTCTCTCGAAATCTTCGTTAATCTTTAGGTTTTTCATCTCTTTCTTCTACATTGTTCCAAAAATAAGCACAACTTAATGTTACAACACCTAATGATTTCTCAACATCATCTAACATCATGCTTATCTTATATGGAGGTTCACTAAAAAATGATTGAGCTAATTCATCAGCTGTTGCTGTATATCTGTGGCAGCTAAGTCTTAGCATACAATGACCACCTTTGCACATTGTTATATCTGGCATATGTTTAGTTTTATTCTGCAGCCCAACCAAAGAACATCCATCTACCTGGTTTTTCTGTTGGTGCTTTCTTGTATGTAATCTTAGCTACTGTTCTATTACCTTTCTCAAGGCTCTTCTCCATACATATATTTGTAGGAGTTGTAGTTTTCTCTGTATAAGCTCTAGCTTTAGTAACAGCTTCACCTTTTGTATTACAAGAAGCTATCATTTTATCATTATGTGAATCGTACACTACATATTTAAGAACCCATTTCTTTGTACCTGGTGTAAATATGTGCTCCACTTGAGACTTAGTTTTGTTCTTATTTCCAACAGGCTCTTGTAAGCAAATCGAACAACAGTCTCTTTTGTTTAACATTTCCACCTTAGAACGTACAAATTGTTCTAAATCTAGTTTACTTCTCTTATACTCCTCTGTAATATCTCTAACACTATGTGTGGTGCTGATTGTACCATTATATCCTTCCTGATGTCCATACTCAACTTCTGCTTCTTTACAAGCACTATCGTATGCATCGTTTAATGTTTTACCATATCCCGTTTGTTGAAACCAACTTGCTCCCATAATTTTAATTTTTAATACGTAATCCAAATTGTAAATCAAAAAAGTCAAACGTGCTTTCAGCTCTTGACTTATTACATTTAAACACCTTCTTTAATAGTGGTAATGCATAAGCTTTGAATTGATCGTGTTGCTCTTGTGTCATGGTCCATTTATTATACCATTCTCTTGTCATATGTGCTTCTTGTATTGATTTACCAATCATATCTAATTGATAATCAAGCAAGTGCTCTGATATATTTTCTCTGTTAACCTTTGCCATTAGATTCTCTTTTGTATGTAATCGTGGAACTTGTCTAGATCAAACTTACTGTCAAACTCTTCAAACAATGTTCTATAAGCCCAATAATAGTCTGAATCTGTATATGTTCTGTATGCTCTTTCTATGCATTGATCAATTACTTGGTCAGCTGCAAACTTAAATTGTGATTTTCCCATTAGAATAAACTTAATTGATTAGGATTGATTGTTACCTTTCTCTTTTTACCTTCTAACTGTATTTTGCTGATAATACGTTCAGCACGTTCTATGTAATAAGCGTAATTGATGTTATCCAGAGGATGGTCTGGTGGTAGATGATTACATACATGCATCACCCAATCACCTGCTTCCACTTGAGATACATCTGCAGCATTAGATTGACATTCAGGGTTTTTCACCTTTAACAGCTTCTCACCCTTATTAGATACATAATACCTAATTAGCTTATTGTACACTGTTTTCTTACCATTGGCTACTCCTTCATAATGGAAATCTTTGCTCGCTTTCTGCCTGAGACAAAAATCATATATGTTTGTATGATTATGAATGGTATCAGCCACAGGGATATCATTAACAAAATAATGCTCGAGAGCAATAGGTACAATCCTAGCTGACTTATTTTTGTGTAACTCAAAATCAGTGAGGAAGTCACCTTTCTTTTTAATTTCTCCATTGGTTTTAATTGCTAAATAGTCATTTACTGTAG